GTTATTGAAATATGGCGACGCGCGGCGCAAAGCCAAAGCCCACTGAACTGCACGTGGTGCAGGGCACATTCCGGCCCGGGCGCCATGAAGAGCAGGCGCAGAACGAGCCGAAGCCGGACGGGCAGCTCGAAAAGCCGAAATACTTGAAGGGCAGAGCCGGCCGCGTGTGGGATCGGATCGCGCCCAAGCTCGATTGGCTGACCGAGGTGGACAGCGACATGCTCGCGCTCTGGTGCGGGCTGCAGGCCGAGCACGAATCCAACCTGGAGGACATGCCGTCGAGCCGCATCTCACAGATGCGGACCCTGGCCGCCGAGCTGGGCCTGACCGCATCAGGCCGAGCGCGCATCGGTGCCAGTGGTAAGCCGAAAACAGTCGACCCGACGTCGAAGTTCTTCTAAGCCGCCGGCCGATCCGGTCGAGCGCTACGCGCGCCAGGTCGTCGACGGCAAGCTCATCGCCGGGCCGCATGTGCGCGACGCCTGCGCGCGCCACCTCCGCGACCTCGAGCAGCAGAAGAAGCGCGGCCTGGTGTGGAGCTGGAACCACGCGGCGTGGGTGTTCGAGTACTTCGAGCGCGTGCTCAGGCTGAACGGCGGCGAGTTCGAGGGCGCGCCGTTCGATCTCGCGCCCTGGCAGCAGTTCGTCGTCGGCTCTCTGATGGGCTGGCGCGACAAGGACGGGTTCCGCCGGTTCCGCGTCGCGTACATCGAGACGGGGAAGGGCAGCGGCAAGTCGCCGCTGGTCGCAGGCCTCGGCCTGTACGGTCTCACGTCCGACGGCGAGCCGCGCGCGGAGGTCTATGCCGCGGCGGTGAAGCAGGACCAGGCCAAGGTGCTGTTCCGCGACGCCATCGCGATGGTGCAGCAGTCGCCGGCGCTGTCGGAGCGGCTGTCCATCTCGGGCGGCCAAGACCCGCACAACATCGCAAACGAAGCGATGGGCTCGTTCTTCCGGCCCATCAGCTCGGAGGAGCGGGGCCGCGGCCAGTCTGGCCCGCGCCCGCACATCGCGCTGCTGGACGAGATCCACGAGCACCCGACCAACGCCATGGTCGAGTTCCTGCGCGCGGGCACGAAGTCCCGGCGCCAGGCGCTCATCCTGATGATCACGAACAGCGGGGCGAACCGGCGCTCGCCGTGCTTCGAATACCACGAGTACGCCGCCAAGGTGTGCCGCGGCGACGTCGACGACGACGGGTTCTTCGGCTACGTCTGCGCGCTGGACGAGGACGACGACCCGTTCACCGACGAGTCGTGCTGGGTCAAGGCAAACCCGAGCCTGCCGGTGGTGCCGGGCTACAAGTACCTGCGCGAACAGGTGCGCGAGGCCAAGGGCCTGCCGTCGAAGGAATCGATCGTCCGGCGGCTCAATTTCTGCCAGTGGGTGGACGCGGAGAACCCGCTGTTCGCGCGCGACGTGTGGCTCGCCGTATTGCACGACCTGGTCCTCGAAAGCTACCGCAAGCGGCGCTGCTGGGCGGCCATCGACCTGTCCGGCAAGGCCGACCTGACGGCCATGGCCATCGCGTTCGAGGCAGAGGACGGTGGGCTCGACGTGTTCGTCGAGTACTGGACACCGCAGGACACGCTCGGCGAGCGCGAAAGCCGCGACCGCGCGCCCTACGCGCGCTGGGTGCGTGAGGGTTTCCTGGTGGCGACCGCGGGCAAGTCGGTCGACTATGCCTGGGTCGCGCGACGCATCAGCGACGTGCGCGAGCAGTTCGACCTGCAGGCCCTGGCGTTCGACCGATACCGCATCGACGACCTCGAGCGCGAGCTCGATGACGCCGGCGTGGAGCACCGCCGGCAGAGCGACAAGTACGGCACCGGCCTGCTCATGATCGAGCACGGCCAGGGCATGAAAGACATGTCGCCCGCGCTCGAGGAATTCGAGGGGCGGGTACTGAATGGCCGCGTGCGGATCCACCGCAACCCGGTGACCACCATGTGCGCGTCGAACGCCGTGGTCGACCAGGACCCGGCGGGTAATCGCAAGTTCAACAAGGCGAAAGCCACCGGCCGCATCGACGGCATGGTCGCGATTGCCATGGTGGTCCGGATCGCGACGATGCAAGACAACACGCCGAGCAACATCTACGACGAGGTCGAGCTCGCGTGAGCTGGCTGTCGCGCCTGTTCGGCAAGCGCAACACCGGCGGTCTGCCCGTGAGCGGCAACGACCCGGCACTGCTCGAGCTGCTGGGCGGCCCGCCGAAGCGGTACGGCGTGACCGTCACGCCCGAGACCGCGATGCGCGTCTCGACAGTGTTCTCGTGCGTGCGCATCTTGGCCGAGTCGATCGCGGCGATGCCGCTGATCCTCTACCGGCGCGTAGGCGAGGACAAAGAGCGGGCGACCGACCACCCGCTCTACCGCGTGGTGCACGCGAGGCCGAACGCCTACCAGAGCACGTTCGAGTTCCTTGACCAGGTGGTGACCTCCGTCGCGCTCCGCGGCTGGAGCGCGTGCGAGGTGCAGGTCTCGCCGCGCGGCGCGCGCCAGCTGGTCCCGCTGGACGTCGACCGGCTGCAGGCGGCGCTGATGGACGACAACTCGGTGGCCTATCGCTACTGGGCGCCGAGCGGTCCGCGCATCCTGCTGCAGGATGAGGTGCTGCGCGTGATGTACGCGACGAAGGAGGGCGTCACGCCCATCTCGCCCATCCGAATGCAGGCCGACACAATCGGCGGCGCGATTGCGGCGCAGCGCTACACCGCGGGCTTCTTCAAGAACGGCGGCCGCCCGCCGGGCTGGCTCGAGCATCCGTCGCACTTCGAAAAGGACGAGATGCGCCGCCGGTTCCGGACCAAGTTCCAGGAACAGTTCGCGGGCGAGGACGCCGGCGCGACGCCGCTGCTCGAGAACGGGGTGAAGTATCACCCGGTCGGCATCTCGAACGAGGATGCGCAGCTGCTCGAGCTGCACAAGTGGAACGTCGCGGACATCGCGCGCATCTACCGCGTGCCCCTGGTGCTGCTCTCCGAAACGGAGAGGTCGACCAGCTGGGGCACCGGCATCGAGTCGTTCCAGCTGAGCTTCGTGACCCACACGCTCCGGCCTTGGCTGGTGCGCATCGAGCAGGCGCTTTCGCGCGACCTGCTCACCGAGCGAGAGCAGGAGGAGTACTTCTTCGAGTTCAGCCTCGACGCGCTGCTCCGCGCCGACGCGCTGACGCGCGCGCGGGTTTACGAGATCCACCGGCGGATCGGGACCATGTCGGCGAACGACGTCCGCCGCAAGGAAAACCAGAACCGCATCGAGGACGGCGACGTGTACGGGGACATGAACCCGCACCAGGCCGCCGACCCCGCGGCCGACGCCGCGCAAGACCAGCAAGGGAGCCCGGCAAATGGCTGAAGACATCGAGCGGCGCTACATCGTCGCGCAAGACCTGGTGCTCGAAGAGCGCGACGGCAAGACCCCGACCATTCGGGGCCACGCCGCGGTGTTCAACCAGCTGAGCGAAGACCTGGGCGGCTTCCGTGAGCAGATCACGCCGGGGGCCTTCACCGAGGCCATCCAGAAGGACGACGTGCGGGCGCTGATCGACCACCTGTCGCACCTGATCTTGGGCCGAAACGCCGCCGGCACCCTGCGCCTGTCCGAGGACGCGCATGGCCTGGCCGTCGAGATCGACCCGCCCGACACCAGCTATGCGCGCGACCTGCTGGTGAGCATGAAGCGCGGCGACATCACGCAGATGAGCATCGGCTTCAAGGTGCGCCCGGGCGGCCAGGACTGGGCGAAGGACGACGAGGGACGCTACATCCGGACGCTCAAGCGCCTGCGGCTGTTCGACGTCTCGCCGGTCACGTTCCCGGCCTATCCCCAGACCGACGTCGCCGTGCGCGCGCTCGGTGAGTTCCGCGCCGCCGAGGCGCCCGCGCCGGCGGACACCCGCTGGCGGAACGAGATCCTGCGCCGCCGCCTGACCCTGGCCGGCTGACCCACCCCAATTTCTGGCGCACCGCGACTGTCGCTGCACGCGGCGGGCGCCTTTACCCACGCTGCGTGTAGCAATAACGAGGAACCCACTATGGACCTGAACAAGCGACTGGCGAAGCTCCGGGAGGAGCGAGCTGCAACCGTCGCGGCGCGCGAGGCGCTGCTCGACAAGGCCGAGACCGAAGAGCGCGGCATGAACGACGGCGAAAAGGCCGAGTTCGACACCGCAGACAGCCGCCAGAAGGAACTCGACAAGGAGATCCGCCAGGTGGAGGACCTCATCGCCGCCCAGAGGGCGACGGTTGATCTCCGCATGGCGCCCGAGCAAAAGGGCGGCAAGTGGGGCGAGAACGAGGTGCGCGTGCGCTACTCGGCACAGTCCCTCGCGGACCTAGGCGGCAAGGCCAACGAAGAGCGCGCCTACGAGTTCGGCATGTGGACGCGCTCGGTCATCTTCGGCGACCAGAAGGCATCCGCCTGGTGCACCGACCGCGGCATGGACGTTCGCGCGGCCTCCGAGGGCGTCTACTCCAAGGGCGGGGCCTTGGTTCCGGACCAGTTCAGCAACTTCGTCATCGATCTGCGCGAGCAGTACGGCCTGGCCCGGCAGTTGCTTCGCGTCGTACCGATGGGTAGCGATACCCTGACGATGCCGCGTCGCACCGGTGGCGTCACCGCCTACTTCGTGGGCGAAGGCGCGGCCTTCACCGACAGCGACAACGGTTGGGACGGTGTCACCCTGACCGCGAAGAAGCTGGGCGCGCTCTGCAAGCTGTCCGTCGAGCTCGCCGAGGATGCGGTGATCGACGTCGCGGCTGACCTGGCCCGCGAGCAGGCGTACGCCTTCGCGCAGAAGGAGGACGACTGCTGGCTGAACGGCGACGGCACCTCGACCTACGGCGGGATCTGGGGCATCCGCTCGAAGATCATCGACGGCACCCACACGCAGGGCGCCATCGACGCGGCAAGCGGTCACGACACGTTCGCCGAAGTCGACGCCGACGACCTGGGCCTGCTGCGCGGCCGCCTGCCGGAGTATGCCGAGCCGCGCGCGCGGTGGGTGATCTCCAAGTTCGGCAAGTCGCAGGTGTTCGACGCGCTGGCAGTCGCCGCGGGCGGCAACACCATCATGACCGTGGGCGAGCGCCCGCGCCCGACCTACCTGGGCGACCCCATCGAGACGTCCCAGGTCATGCCGGCCGCGGCCACCGCCTACAACGGCGCCGCGATGATCCTGTACGGCGATTTCATGATGGCGTCGACCATGGGCGACCGCCGCGGCTTCACCGTGCAGGTGCTGCGCGAACTGTATGCGGCCAACGGTCAGATCGGCGTGCTCGGCTTCGAGCGCTTCGACATCGTGAACCACGACCTCGGCAGCACGACCGCTGCCGGCCCGGTGGTGGCGCTGCTCGGCAAGACCTGATCGGGCTGACGGCTCGGCATCTCACCCTCTGAGCCCGCCAACGCGGGCTCTTTCACTCTGGGAGACATTTTCATGCACGCACCTGCCAAGCGCGGCGTCCTGGTGACGCCGGCCTCGTTCACTGCCGGCGCGACCGCGTCGGGCTACATCGACACCCGCGGCTTCGACTACCTCGAAATCGAGATCACCGCGGCGACCGCCAACGTGGTCAGCAACTCGCCTTCGGTGCTGAAGCTCATGGAGTCGGACGACACCGAGACCACCAACTTCGCCAACATCAGCGGCGCGGTGGGCGGCACCGATTTCACCATCGGCAACGACCTCACCAACCTGCCGAACCAGCGCGTGCTCGGCGTGGCGCTGCAGGGGCGCAAGCGGTACATCCGCTGCGACGTGTCCCCGCGCACCACGCAGATCATGAGCATCACCGGCCGGCTGAGCCGCGGCGAAGAGGCGCCGGTCTCGACCACCAGC